AAGGTGAAATCATTAGCCATATTATTCTCCTAGCCCAAGGCAATCGCCATTGCGACGGCTGTGCCAGCAGGATCACCAGCAACTGGAGTTCCCCATGACGCATCCGTTCCGTCGTTGGTTAAAAACTTACCAGTCTGACCAGACAGATTAGGAACAATGGCTGCTGTTGAAGTACTGGGAAATGAGTTTTTCAAGACGAGTTTTATCATTTTTAAATGATCATCACCTTGATTTACAAGGTCCGTAACTGTTGGGTTTGTATCAACAAGTTGAGTTACCCAAGAGGCAGATTCTAATGACATGATTCCTCCTTATGACAATTCAAATATGCCATTAGCGCTTGGCGCAATTGTTAATGTGTTATCCTGTGCTAAATTAAATGCCGTTGAAGTTAGCTGAGAATAAGCGATAAGCTTCCCACTGTCTTTATATAAAACAGCATACTGTATATTAGAGATATCAGCACCACTTGCGGTCCATACCATGTTAGCTGCACCAAACCGATACTTATCAGTAGCAACCGAAGCCCAAGTCTTACTGGCCATATTTTTACCACCAGTAACATACCCACCAGCCGCTGCTGCTTCACCATCTAAAGAAGCATAAGTGCTTAATGTTTTAGTAGTTACAGTGGTAGTAGAATTCGTATATATTGCCATCTTGAACGTATTAGCAACTATGTCAAACTCAGCTTTCCCAACATACTCTCTAAAGCTATTATAAAAAGTCCATGCGCCTGCCGCCATTTCAGTTTACCTCCCCATTTAAAATTTCTGGATTGTTTATTAAGTAAGAAATCAATCCATCACCATGAACAACCATTTCGTAATGCTCCCCAGTTAAAGAAACCATCTCAATAAACTCTTTTGCTTGATGGTACTGAGCTACAGTACACTGGAATTTTCTTTCACCAACCACCAACGTAATGACTTCTTCATCATCGTTTTCGGGTTGATCGTAAGCGTGATGGTCCCCTATAATACAACTGTCAAATCCAAAAATTTCAAACTTTGGAAACCCCAACATTCTTAACAAATGAATTGACCGAAGCATAACAGTAGACCCACCAAGAACAGGAAAATAGTCCTTATGCGCCTCGCCATACTTCTCATTTAAAATTGACACTGTTTCTTCTTCAGCAGTATTACAGTGCCACATATATACATTCTTTCCCTCAAGCTTTTTAAATACTGATGGATCGCACTGAGAAGCAATAAAGTATTTGCACTCATCATGCATCGGATCGACAAATCTTTTATTAAAGTCTCTAGGATCTAGCATAACCATTCCGGCTGGGCGTAATCCTCGATCCATACAATACTTGTAAGAACCATTAGTAGTTATTACAGGCATTCCACTCATGTACTTGTCCAACAATAACTTAAAGTCTCCTTCTAAAGAAGGTCCGCCACCAACAAGAGCAACTACTGAATCCCATTGTGTTTCGTAAGGGGATATTTGCTCAACACCACATTCAATATTTTTTCTTATGTTGGTTCTGGTTAATTCTGGATTATGATTAACTCCAGCAACAACTTCGGGCATTGGAACAATTTTCGGCTCAACAATAACAGTTGGTGGATATGATTCTATTTTACTTTGTATCATCCTTTGTATGTCATCCTAACTTCAAGTCCCTTAGCGCCAGTCGATATCGCATCTACGTCAATCCTTAAAACATCTCCTTCTGAAACACGATTAGTTGTTCCAGCAGAATTAATAACAGGAGGAACGGCAGCGGTTATAGAGTCTGACTCTCCCACATCTATTGTAACAGGCGTTGTTAAAACATCTAGCCCGCTGGTTTCATTATGCAACTGTACAGTAACTTTTGTAAGCCCACCACCTACCGTAAATATATGAGCATTAATTGCAAATAGGTTTAATAAATTAAGTGCGTTAGGAACAACCGTTCTAGTGATTCCATCCCCAATGTAAGTTGGGATATCATCTGGAATACACTTCATAACAATTGTTCTTTGAAAGAAAACGCTATCATTTGGAGATATTTTCTTTGTGACACTTGCAGCCGCATCCCAGTAAACAATAAAGTCGGTTGTCCTATCCATCGAAGCTCCGGTGGTATAGGTGTCAATCAACTCCTGCTTTGTATTTAAATTTGTTAGGTTATCATCCATTTCAACAAATGTTAATGGAGACCCTTTTACACTCCTGAGAACTATAGTAGCCATTGAAAATTATCCCTGTTAATCGTTTACGCAGTAACCTACGTCCCAATAAAAATTCTGAACGTATGGAGCATTTCCATATGGAAAATTGCGTGGTTGTTTTTCATAAAACTTTTTCCCATCAGTCATTATGTAAGCAACGCGACGACGGGGATAATCTCTCCGATTTCCTATCCTGAACCTTCTTGCCATTAGTACTGCGCCTCAGCCGCTGGCTCTAAAGAACCGTTTTTTCTAAATCTTGGTGGGATAGGATCCATATCATAAATTCTTGAAAGCGCGTCTAAGAAGTCAGGGTGTATCGTGGGAAACAAATCGTATTCATTTCTCTTTACCCAGTCAGCTAAGTCGTAAGCGTGTCCCTCTTCATCCTTTCTGATTATCTTTTTAGAAATAAGAAAAGACTGCTTTCTTTCTTTTATGTCTTTTTGGTGAGAGGTTAATTTTTTCTCGTCGGTTCTGTAAGGGAAAAAGAAAGAGCCATCTTTCAAGTCTGGCTCTAATCTTTGTATCCGATCTACCTTTGACTGAGAGTTACCACCACCAGCCCAATTTAACTCGTATACCGGAAATGAACTTCCATCTATTCTCATCATTTCTTTAAAGTGTTCAATGTCGGATTGCGCCCCATATCGCTCATAGCCTATTTTTACTTCTCTAACTCCGGGGGCGGCTTTCCATTTTTTTCTTACTTGCCTTATGAAGTTCCATCGTTCGGACAAACTTAAACGATGACAAATCCCATCAAGTAAATACTTATTGTAATTAGCATCAACACCCACTACCGCGACAGCCGTTCTATTAGAAGACTTCTTGCGCGAGTGAGCGGGGTCACACATGATATAAACATTTAAAGTGTAAGGGCGGATTTCCCATTCCCTCCACCACTCGTCCTTAAATGAAACATCAGAACCTATGATCGGATTCAATAATTGTTGACACGCAACAATGTAAGTAGAAGTTGTTTTCTTTATCTCTTCCCATCTTTCTTTTTCCAAGAAGATAGGATTTCCATCCATCTGACCATTATCTGTGGCGGGATGGATTCTTGGCTTTACAGCCGCTCTCTGAAGGATAGTTCCATAGGTGTCACCGTATGAATACCTCGTCCCAGCATACTGATATCTCGGAGAGTGTGTCGATCCCAGATTAAGAGAAAGCTCCCACGATGTGGTTGTCTTTTTTATCTGTTCTGGAGTCGTGACCGCGTCTTGAACTACCACATCATCATAAATAATAAGATCAAAATGTCGTCCAGTAGGCTGACCATCAACAAGGCCATGAGCCTCGATGGTTTGTTCTTTAGGGTTAGCCATGCGTTTAACGCAAATTCCTTCATTCTCGGCCCATTTGGGGGCTTGAAGGCGAGGCTTTTCCCAAAGAATGTCAGGATATAATTGCTTGAGTTTTGCATTGGTGTCAAACTCCTGCATTATCTGACGTAAAAATGGTTTAGCTTGTCTTGCCGAATACGATAACAAGCCAATAGTGATATCAGGATTGCACAATATTTCCTGAATCGCGCCTAAAAAAGTAATGATTGAACTCTTGTAATGAAACCGCGCCCATAAGTCTAAGTGACTATCTCGATGGGCCTCTACCTCTCTGGATCGTTCATATATCCACGGATGCAACATATCATGGCGATTACACAGAAACACGCCAAGGTAATACCGATCAAGTTGACCCAGAGTACGAATAAAAGTGTCATCAATATTAGGGTCGCGATGACAGTCAGCGAATGCCTCAATGACTTGATCAAATGGGGCGGTGGCTGCCCATTCAGCAAACTTGGTTGCAGCGTTTCCATTATTATTATTTTTATAAACGCTCTTTGCTATAATAGGCAACACACCGCCACCTTACCTTTTCTTATATCCAGAAGCGTAGGCTGCTCTTTGTTGCGCCTCTGCTTGCTTTTTGTTTGGATAGCATTTTCCTTTATCTCCCCACTTCCAGCCTTTTGATCCGCTTTTTAAAGAGCATCTCTTAATAGGCATTTGGGTTTGGCATAATTGGATTGCGTAAGGAGGACGCTCCAGTTGTGTCTTGGGTGTAGTTAGGATCCGGTACTTGCTGAGTCATTGATGTAAAAGAAGGAAGCTGCTGCTGAATTTCCATATCAAGAGGAGGCGGCGTGTTAGATTCAGGATACATGGGAGGGCTTTGTTGAGGAGTAGGCTCAAGTGTTGAAGAATAAGGAGCTTGCTGCAAAGGCATTTGCGTAGGCATAGCTGGAGCATTCACTCCTCCCGCTTCTTGATTCGGTAAAGGGGGGAGAGAGATCTCTGGAGAATTCATCTTCTCTATTTGAGCGCCTAACATGTCGGCAATAATATTGCCCATTTGTTGATTATTCATATTTAAATATCCTAGTGAATGCTCTTTGCAACCTTCTCAACGCCTTTACCAAGTGCCTTTTCCATAATCGCATCAATATCGACGCTTTTCTTAACCTCAATTGTACCTGTATGCTCAATTTCCTTCTTCTCTTCTTTTCTGTTTGAGTTCCATCCAAAACGGTTAACCATATTTAGAAGCCAAAGGTTTGAATTAAACCCTCTGGTTTCTAAATTCTCTCTTCCTTGTCTGATCCACCAAGCCTCAGATGATTCCTTTCCGATATTAATAACTTCTCTGAAGTCATTTTTAACAACATCCGTCCCCTTCATCCATCGATCAAATGTTGAGCGACTCACCCCCATCTCTCTTGATGCCTCTGCCAATGATCCTCCATTGTCAAAAAGGGCTTGAAGTCTACGGCGTGTTATCACGGTCCATACGTCGTTAAATTTACTTTTTCCTGCCACTTCTAATCCTCGGTCTTCCGGGGCTTACGCTCCGGTTTGTTTTACGAGAAGCGACGGAAAGATTGCTCCTTGTGTTGTTTTTAGGATTACCATCCTTATGGTGAACGTCCTTTCCGTCGCCTCTGCTAACTGCCCCGGTCTTAGCTAATTTCCTTCTAGCTAAAACACGAGATGATCTATTAGCTCTTTGCTTAGGGCTTGAATGATAATTATCGTATTCTTTACGGTAATCTCTAGCCATTACCTAACCTTAGTCGCTAAGATTTTATCTAGCATGTTCTCTATAGTTTCCAACCTGTATAGCATAACATCTAGATTCTTTACGGACTTGGCTACCTCTTCTTGGTCACCCGTAAGTTTTTTTAAGTTATGAATTTCGATTCCACAATTTTTCGCTTCGGCTTGAAGAGCTGGAATAGCTATTCCTTGTATGCCAGCTAGACGCTCTACTTCAGCAGAGATGTCCGAAGCCCACCAGATTGCTCCACTGGTCTGCACAACAAGGAATATTATCGCACTGAAGAATTTAGCGTCTATATTCATTTTCTTTTCTTCTTCGCTTTCTCAAGAGGTCCGGGCAATAACCACCCTAGAATCATGGGAATTACAATCACCAATATAAGCAACCAACCTCCCATACTTACGAGATCTCCCAAAAGCGTCCAGAAGTTATCTGGCGCACAACTAGCTGCTGTAGGCATGTTGCCTCCCTTCGATGGACTCATCGCGTCCGCAATCACACTTGTCACAGAGGCACCGCCCGCTGCCGCCAACAACACAGGAGCAGTCCCCGAGGTCGCAATCGATGCAATCGCACCCGGAACTAGCGCCCCGCCCCCTATCAGGGCTGCCTTCTTTAGGCTGGTACATCCGGCAAGGCCGACCCACCAAAGAATAAGTGGTAAACGATAGTAACGACTACTATTACTGCGATTACGGCTAAAAAGGGCTTTGATCTTACCCATTCTTTTAAAGTTTCCATTAAGTGTCCTCAAGTTGAAAAGAGTTCCCGCAACCACATGATTTGGAGTTAGGGATGTCCCAGTGAAAGGTTGGTGTAAATGCGTCATTCCTCCAGTCCAAAGTTGCTTCAGTCAAAAGCGCCCCCGAGATGGGATCGCATAATATCTTGTCCATCATCATAACGTCGTCTTCCTCTCTGTTCATCTCTTTTTCTAGCCCTATCCGATAACCAGAACACCCTCCTCCGGCTATTTTGACCCTTAGATATTCCTCTTTGTTGAGAAGTTCTTTTATTTTTTCTTCCGCTTTCTGAGTTATGATCATCCATGTTAAACCTATTTGCCTGAACCGGTTCCCTTCTTTATCTTTTTCTTTCCACCGTAAGATGACCCACCCCCGCCATAGCTTGACCCACCCCCGCCTTTCTTTTTCATAGCGTCCTGCAACGCTTTTTCCTTCATCTTTTTCTCTAATGCTTTTGCAAGCGCTTTATTTTTTTTATCTTGTAGGGCTTTTCTTTTAGCTTTTGCCGCTTGAGCTTGTGCTTGTGGATTTGACATTATGCTGCTCCTTTAACCTTCTTTTTCTTTTTTGGTTTGGGTGATACAATAGGCGGATCTTCTTTCTTTTTTACAGTGCCAGCCTTAACACTTCCCCAAGTCATCGTCATTGCCTTTCTCTACGCAACGCTAAGTTATCTATTTTCACTGATAAGGATTTAAGCATATCCTTTATCTCGCTAAACTGCTCACTATGCCTTGCCTCTGTCCTGTCCATTCTTTCAGATAGACTTTTGATGTCCATAGAATTAACCACAGTGTCTTGTTCAATTCCTGTAACATAGGTAAAGAACCCAACAGCAATAGCCAAAGTGGTAAACAAGTGAGAGACGCTGAGACTCTTGGACATATGCCAAGTGCCATTGGTTCTGCGTTCCTCGGTCATGTATCCTCCTTAGCGGTTGGTTTCTTGGCGGGTAGGCTTTCAGTTTCTAAAGTTCTCAAGTAGTCTTCAGCCGCCCAGAATATACAGCTTGTGGCAATACCGATGTTGTGTAATATAAATGTGCTGCTTGGATTATTCTTATTTTCTGTGACATATAGCTGTATACTGACATCAGTATTTGTATTGCTCAAGTCTATAGCATGCACAGGCTTCTCGTTATAATCGTCAAGAAGCTGCTCCATAAGCAGCTCAGGACTACCCTTAGTACACAGAACCTGAAGAGATACAATCGTGCGAAACATTTCTGGCTTCTCTGCTTGGGCGTTATCCGCAAGCGCAAAAA